CAGTTAAAGCAGCAAAAAAAGCAGCTGACTTAAAAGACCAAATAGGATTTACAAATGATTTAGTAGGAGCGTTTAACCCTGATGCCAAATTTACTGCATTAAGTAGGTCTTTAGGTGGTGTTTTAGACGGTTTTCAAGCTGTTCAAGGTGGACTTGGGTTAATAGGTGTAGAAGGTGAAGCCGTACAAGAAACCATGTTAAAGGTTCAGTCTGCTATGGCAATTTCACAAGGTGTTCAAGGTTTAATGGAAGCTAAAGATTCTTTTAAACAGTTGGGTGCGGTTGCTATGAATGCTTTAAAAGGAATTAAAACGGGTTTAGCAGCAACTGGAATTGGTTTATTTTTAGTTGCGTTGGGTACTGTTGTCGCTTATTGGGATGACATTAAAGAAGCGGTTAGCGGTGTAAGTGAAGAACAAGCCAACTTGAATAAACTTTCGCATGAGAATTTTGAAACTTCTAAAAAAGAACTTGACACTTTAGATTCTCAGGATAATGTTTTAAAGTTACAAGGCAAAAGCGAAAAAGAAATCTTAAACTTAAAGATTAAGAAAATAGACGCAGCAATTCAATTAGGAATTATAGAACTTGAAAACGTCAAAAAGACGAGCAAAGCAGAAGAAGCAGCAGCGATTAAAAATTATAACACTACAAAAGCAATTGTAGATTTTATTTTGGACGCTGGTTTATTCCTTCCTAAGTTGATGTTAAAACCTATTGATTTAGCTATACAAGGCGCAAATAAAGTTAGTGAAGCATTAGGATTAGGTAAGTTAGTTTCATTCGATTTAAACAAAGCTATTGAAGGCTTAGAAGATAAAGCGAGTTCATTTGTAGCTGGTTCAATATTTAATGTTGAAGATTTAAAAAAGGAAAATAAAGAAACACAGGACGAACTACAGAAACAAATAGACGGATTAATAAACCAAAGGGCAGGTTTACAACTATCACTTAAAGAAATAAACAAACAAGGCGTTCAAGATACTATAAACACAAAAAAAGCTGAATTAGACGCGTTAATTGAACTTGAAATACGAAAAGACCAAACAGATAAAGAAAGATTAGAAAAATTACTTTCTGAACGTTTAGCCTTAGAAAATTTAAAAGGAAATCAATTACTTATAGCTCAACAGGATAATGCCGAGAAAGTAAGGCAAGCTATTGCAGATGACAACAAAGAAGTTATAAAATTAGAAACTGTTAAAATTGATAAATTAAAAGTTTTAAGCAATACTAAATTAGAAAATTTACAAGGCAGTTTAAACGCTGAAGTTGAAGCCGAAAAAAACGCAGCATTATTAAAAACGCAAATATTAGAAGCGCAAGCGGTAAGGGCTCAAAAAATAGACGAAAACGCGAACTCATTTAAAGTTAAGTCAATTCAACAAGGTTTAGAAATAGTTTCAAGTATTACAGAATTATTCGGCAAGAAATCGGAGAAACAAGCTAAACGCGCATTCCAAGTTCAAAAGGCTGCTCAAGTTGCAAGCGCATTAATCAATACTTATCAAAGTGCTACGGGTGCATACGCTTCGCAATTTTTACCTGTTCCTGACCCTACTTCGCCAGTTCGTGGTGGTATCGCTGCAGGTTTAGCAGTTGCTGCAGGTTTAGTAAACGTAGCTAAAATAGCTTCGCAAAAGTTCGAAGGCGGTTCGCAAGGTGGCGGGGGCGGTGCTCCTGCTGGCGGTGGCGGTGGCGGTGTTCAAATGGCTGCACCTCAATTTCAAACTATAGGTTCAAGTGGAATAAATCAATTAGCAACGTTACAACAACAGCCAGTACAAGCGTATGTAGTAAGCGGTGAAGTTACAAGCGCACAAAGTTTAGACAGAAATAGAGTACAAAACGCAACATTATAAGTTAAAGAGTTATGGCAAAGATGGAAATTATAGAACTGCTTATTGACGAGAATAAAATCGAAAGCGGTATCAATGCGGTTTCAGTTGTTGAAAGTCCAGCGATCGAAGAGAATTTTGTAGCCTTAAAAAAACACGAAGTTGAACTAAAAGAAGTTGACGGAGAAAAACGTATCTTAATGGGTGCAGCCTTAGTTCCTAACAAACAGATTTACCGTAAAAACGGAGACAAAGAGTTTTACATTTATTTTAGTGAGGACACGGTACGCAAGGCCTCGGAGTTATTTTTAATGAGAGCCAACCAAAACAACGCCACGTTAGAACACGAAAAGAAAATGTTAGACGGTATGAGTGTTGTTGAAAGCTGGATAATTGAAGACGAAAAAACGGACAAAAGCAAACTTTACAATTTTAATTTACCAAAAGGAACTTGGATGATTTCAATGAAAGTCAACAACGATGAAATTTGGAACAAGGTAAAAGCAGGTGAAGTAAAAGGATTCAGCATTGAAGGTTACTTTGTAGATAAATACGAAATGAGTTTACAAGAAACTGAAGATGATAGGTTAATAAAAGCGATTCGTGATTTAATACTAAAAGACGAAAACTACAATTTAGAAACTTACAACGACTATCCAAAAGAAGCAAGTGAAAACGCTAAGATAGCCTTACGTTATGCTGAAGAAAACGGATGGGGAGACTGTGGTACGCCAGTAGGAAAAGCAAGGGCAAACCAATTAGCAAACGGTGAGAATATAAGCGAAGATACAATTTCACGAATGGCAAGTTTTGAGCGACATAGACAAAGTTCACAAAAAGAACTTGGTGACGGGTGCGGTCGTTTAATGTGGCTAAGCTGGGGAGGAGATGCAGGAATAGAATGGGCGCAAAGAAAGTTAGAACAAATCAAAAATAAATAAAAATGAAAAAAATGAATAACATTTTAAAAATGATTTCTAAAATGGAATTAAACGCTAACGAGGTTAAGTTAGCTGAACATAAAGTAGAACTTTCTGATTATGTTGATGTAGTTGGTTCATATACTCAATTAGAAAAAAATTATAATGCAATTTTAAAAGAAACCGCTATTGCAAGAACTACATTAAAAAAAGCAGTTGAATTAATACAACAACAACAAGTTTTGACAAATAATTTCAATGACAATATTGTAAATTTTGAGAAAAAAGCAAAAGATTTAGGTATTGATTGGAAAACAGTTTTTCCTGAATTCCTTAAATATCAAACAGCAATTAAAAACCAATATGCTCCGCAAAATTTAAAAGAAGTTGTGGACGCTTATAATAATTTATAAATAAAACAAAATGGCAGAAAAAACACTAAGCAAAGTAAGTCCTCGCGGTGGCAAAAGGGGTTGTTTATGTAAAGACGGAAAATACTCAAAGGAATGTTGCGACGGTAGTTTACAAGCTCAAGGAATAGGTAAAACAGCGAGTGTAACGCCACAAAACGTAACGATTACAGAAATAGACGGAGTAAGAACTATCGTTCGTCAAAACGGATAAAAAAGGAACAAGTATAAATTTAAAAGTTAATAAGTTATGAATACACTAAAAACAGTTTTCGGAAAACTATTCAAAGAAGAAACACAATTGGCTTCGCATGAGGTTGAATTGGCTTTAATAGATGACATTAAAAAATTAATGAATAGTGCATTATCTCGAAAAGGTGAATTTCAAAAATTTTCACAAACAGTTCAACAACAATTAGACAATTTAAAAGTAGCGTCTAATATGTGGAATAGAGATTTATCTGAAGCGCAAACCTTAATTTCAAATTTAGTAGTTAAAGCTAAAGAAATCGGTGTTGCGGTTCCAGCTGAAGTTTTAGCATATGAAAAAATAATAAAAGACGGAGTTTCTGAAACTAAAAATTATTCTAATATAATTGCTAAAATAAAAAGCGAGATACCAAAAGGATAAACTTAAATATAAATAAAAATGAAAAATAGCCTAATCAATCAAATCAAAACTTTACTTGGAATGGAAGTAAAACTTGAGCAAATGAAATTAATGGATGGAGTTTCTATTCTTGAAGCTGAATCATTCGAAGCAGGAAGCGAAGTGTTTATCGTAACGGAAGACGAACAAAAAATCGCTTTGCCAATTGGAGAGTACGAACTTGAAGACGGTCGTCTTTTAATCGTAATTGAAGAGGGTGTTATTTCCGAAGTTAAAGAAAAAGAAATGGAAGTTGAAGAGCCTGAAGTTGAGGTAGAAGTTGAAACCGAGAAAAAAGAAGAAATGGAAACTTCAAAACCAACTGCTAAGAAAACTATTGAATCAGTAGTTAAAGAAACTTTCTTTTCTGAAATCGAAAAACTAAAAGAAGAGAACGAAACTTTAAAAGCTGAACTAAGCAAATTAAAAGAGGTTAAAGAAGAAGTTGAACTTTCATCTGACGAAG